CAGCTCTAACAGTTCCTAAACCTTGACTGGCTAAATATTCATTTCTTGCTGCTTGATATTCTGCACCATACATTTGACCAACAACATTTTCACCTTGTGTAGCAATAATGCCGCTCCCTATTTGTGTAATACCTAATTTTTTTTTAGCATATTCATCTGCTTTTATACCTTGTACTACTGCACTACTCTGTGCAGTTTTATTAGACATTCCACCTTTACTAGCAGAAGCTGATCCTTTTTCACTACTCAAATTTCTTCTCCATCCCTAAAAAATCCTTGTTGCCCAGCACTAGAAAATAAAGTTCTATTTCCTAAAAATCCTTTACTTGCTCTTTTCTTTTTTCTTAGGTCTTCTTTTTCTAGTCTAAGTTTCTCTTTTTCTTCTTCTTTACGTTTTCTTTCAATATCTAAACGCAGAGCTTTGTCTGCCTCTGTTTCTACATATCTTGTTGAACCGAATAAATTTCCCATGAGGTTTATAAATCTATCTCAGAATATCCTTCTTTTTTCAACGCACAATATAATTGATATGGTGTAAAGATCCACCATTTATTATAACCTATTAATCGTTGAACATAACTCACACAACTATGTTCTTTGATCCATGACCCCATAAAGCTAGGAAACCCAGTCTTTTTATGTTCCATTTGACCATCTAGAACTACTCCGTTTCTCATTCTAATCATTCTAAAAAAGGCTTCTGCTGTTTTATCTGTAATTGTTTCTACTAATACTTGACCAAATATATATTCTATAATTATCCAATGTTTAGTTGTTGCATCATAACTGATACACCCACAATGCTTAAATCCTTTTTTAAATTTTCTAGTATGTTTATGACCATCTTCATTTTCAAAGAAATAAACTAGAAATTTATTCTGTTTTGCCATACTGATTTCTTTTTCTTCTTGTCAAATATATTCCAATTTCTAGTTTTAACTACAGAACTAGGAGTAGACTTACCTACTGTAAGCTGTTTACCTTCTCCAGCACCCATTAACATATACTGCAACGCATCATGTACATGAGAATATTTGTTTTTATTAGGTTTTTCATCATAACGATCCCCAGATGTTTGTATTCTTCTATAATGATAGCCACCATTAAAACCTTTTTTAAGGTTCACACAGCTATTATTTAATAAAAAACCAGACTTGCCTTCTACTAATCTGCTTAATGCTGTTTCTACAGCTTCTATACGCAAAGAAACATCATTACTGGGAGCTGGTTTAGCTCTAATTCCTTGCGCCCTCATAATTTGAAATGGAGTAGCTTCATCTGTTTGCACTCTGAAATCTCCAGCTGGATCTCCATAGATATCTATTGTTAATCCTTTATATGTTTTTGCTATTTCGTGTTTTAATAATTCAGTAAATCTAACTATACCCATATCAAAACATACAAGTTCTTGTAAGATTACCCATCTTCCACTTGTTAGCTTCTGCCCAAATACAGCTGCTGGTGTCAAACCAAAGTCAATACCAATAAATACATCTGTAGGAAAAGGAGTAATTACTTCTGTACTAAGATGTATATCTTCACTCCAACTTGGGTAGACAGGCTTACCTTCTTCTAATGAACCTAGTTTATTCATTACATAAACATCTATCCATCCTTTAGTTTTTCCTTTAACTATGTTCTCATAATAAGCATCTGTAATATATTTTTTATTTTCACAGTCTGGATTGCGTTCATATCCTGTTAGTTCGCCCTTATCATCTTTAGTTTCTAACAATGCTGGGGGTTGTGTATGAAAACTCCAGTTGTCAGGCTTAACTAACATTAATGCTTCTTCTCTACCAATATGGTCAGGCACTGGTACATCACCAGCCATGACTGCCCACCAATGATCTTCTTCAGGTGCGTTAGTATCAGCAATAACTCCATACCATGATGCACCACCATCACGCATGGAAGGGAATCTGCCTACACGCATAGTACAAGCATCAATAATTGATTTAGGTAATTCTCTTGCTTCGTTTACCCAAACACCAGTTAGCTCTAATGATAATAGTTTTTTAACATCTTCAGGTCTATCTAATGCAAGAAAAATAACTTCTAAGTCTGCATCGCCAATAGTTATTTGATGTGTATAGGGAACTGACCATCTAAATGGTCCGAAGGTATTTTCTGGAAACCAATCCAGCCATGTTTTAATTGTTGTTGTTTTTAATTGAGGGTTCGTGTTCCTGATAACAGCCCAACGAGATTTTCGTCTTCCGTCAGCACCTTTAGATTGCTGAAGTGCCCTTCTAAATATTTCAACACAGCAAGCAACTGACTTACCGCTTCCAACTGGGCCTCGTAGTCCTCTAAAGAAATCGTTTGATTTAAGAAAGCCTCTAAGTGTTTGTCCATCAGGCTTATAATTGAACTCCATTACTTAACTTTAGAAATATGTTCAACTAATAGTTTCTCCCTAACACTTGGTCCTAATGCTTCTATCATTTTATCAGCTTCTTTATTTGTTAAGAACTCCTCTGGTAAAAATTTAAGATGAACTTTCTTAACTATCTTTCTTAGTCTTTGCCTATCTTGAAACGATAAAGGAAATTGTTTTCTATTTTCTAGATCAACTTCAGCATCAATGGGATCAAAATCAGGTGGTCTAATAATGTCCGACAATTTTACTTTTTCTTTTTAGAACTCATCTTTACAGGCTTTTTGGCAGCAGCTTTCTTAGCAGCTTTCATACCAGCTGGCGTGTAAGGAAAAGTTTTTTTTCCAACTTTAGGCATTTTGTTGTTTCTCCATTATATATGTTTTAAATTCGATAAACTCATCAACTGTTTTGTTCATTGTTCCTGTTCTTAATTCAAACAGCTGTTCGTTTTTCAGTTCTAATCTATCAGTTAAGAATTTAACTTGTAGTTTTAATTCATTAACTTCTTTCTTTAACACCTTGTTCTCTTTACGGAGATCATGGTGCTTCTTTTCTGATGGTGTCATACCCATATACCCTTTCTACAAAAAATTTTTACAAACTTCAAGAGTAAAATCCAGCTGGATCAACACCATGTCATAACCTGACAAGCTAGAACTTAGGTAAGTTCCTTTTTGAAGTGTTGTCTAATATATATATCTATAAGGATGAACTATATCAATGCACATAAATTGTTCATTGACAGATTAACTATTTGTCTAAACACAATCCATTATCTAAGACTATCTTTTCATGGGTTTCAATCCATACTCTTGCTCCACAAGGTAGTGGCTTTTCAGGAGAATAAATAATTTTAGCAACAGAATTATTATTCTTATCTTTAATTTCTACATTATGGGCATAGTCATTAGATTTATAAGTTTTGCAAGTAATTACAGGATCTGGATTATCCTTATTCTTATTAGATTTAATCTTATGTTGATTAATATGTATTATTTTTTTCATTAATAGGTATCTGAACCTAAAAAAATTTCATGTTCGTCTTTTTCAAGACGCTTTTTTCCCTTTATAATGTTTACCACAAAGGAAATAATAGCGATCATTCTCATTTATTCCGAAACTTCCCCATTCTTTACAGTCTTTAACCGAACAAACCTTATGTTTAACTTGTTCTTCTCTACTCCAGTTCAGGATTTGAACTATGTTGAAGTACTTTTTTGACATCTAATGTTTGTTTAACACCTGTTCACTACCGAATCAAGCAGTTTTTAAACCCCCCACCCCCTCGTAGTGAACCTAAGTGTGTTGCCCAGTTTGAAACTATCCTAGGTCAATGTTGATTTTCAGTTGTCCTTGCACGCTGTGTTGGACCTTGTCGGGGGTGCGTAGACCTACCCTGTCAAGTATGTCCCTACTTGCTTCTAACTGTACATACTCGCTCTTTGCTCCACCAGCTAAATGGACGAGTTTGTTTGAGGCAACCACTGCCCCTAGTCCTAGGGTTCTCGCACACTGGTCCATCATGTACTTTTGTACTTTTGATGTTCGTAGTGTACGTGAAGCTTGTACCCTACCACCATCTTTCGTTGAATATCCAGCTTTTACTGATGCTTCTTTGATGCTACATCCACTGGCTACAAGTGTATCCACCAGCCTTACTTGCTTGGGTGTTAGTCCATACTTTGCTACTGCTGACTTTTCTTTGTCGGTCAAATTCGTTTCTTGCGTAGACACCTCTTGTTAGTTACCCTTCTCACATATTGATGTCAAGAAGAAAATGTAGACATTGATTATCATACTGTATCTACTATCTTTTTCTCACTCCTTATATTTAAAATGAAGCTAGCTTCGACCTTGCTTCGCAAGGATTTTAAACATAAGTTCGCTCCGAGCAGAAGAACCTTCTGCACTTCCAATCATTCTCCTAGGGTCGAATGACCACGAAAAAATATACACAGGGCATATTTTTCGATGGGTTGAAGTCAAGCAAATCACAGTATCTTCCCTTCGGTATGATAGTCTGTATGCTCAGTCAGTCCTACTGCGCCTTTATTTACTTTTCACTAATCGCCCTCTGGTTGATTAGGTCATCTATGACGCAGCGGAAGTGTAGCCATGCAAGGCGTTGGCTCCACTTACGGACTTCCCTCGTCCTCTCTCTAGATTGCCCAGCTCGCTGGTCTGGTAGACGTGAGGCCACGTTTGCCCTCACGACTTGTTATAATGCTCGTAGCACATTAGTCAATGCTTAGATCTTCGGAAAAATACTTGTGCAGATGGTCGCATCTAAAGATGCAGACAATATGCCCTGCGTATTTTTTGATCCCTCGATCACGTGAATAACTCACTCCCAAGTGGTCGTTCCTAACATTGACTAGAGAATGTGCTAATAAAGGGGGGCAAATCTAGACGAGGATTAACCTGAACTAGATAAAATAAAATATAAAATATATATAAAATAAAATATATAAATTATATTAATATTATAAGGAGAACTAAATGACTACAATTGAAGATAAAGAAACTCAAATACTAGCAACTGTTAGAACAAATAAGTTAGCAGCACTTGCTATTGAACACAAAGACTATATAGTTTTTGACGATATATTTAATCTAACTGCGGAACTAAGTTCTGAAATCATTAGATTAAATAATCGAATGATAAAAACTATTGCATTAATTGAAGAAGAAAAAGACAAAAAAGATAAACTCGATGAACTTAATGGTTCTAGAGTTACTAGTGCTGAGGCAGCAATGCAAGGTCAAGAAGTCTTTTCAAAAGAATTAGGTAAAATTGAGTGGGTAAAGAAAAGAAAAGAATACACTCTTGCATCTTTAAAAGCCAAAAAAGATGCAACCATTGATTTTTATGAAAAACATCTTGGTAAAAAATATGTACCATATTCCTCAGGTGTTGTAAAAAATGTTGATAAATTACAACAAAAACAAGTTGAGGCAAAACAATGGTTAGCAAAAAACAATGATAAAATACCAGCTGTGATTACTCAATCTGAGATAATACCAGCTGTTGCTGAATAAGGTATTTTCATAATAATAAACATTTTAATTTGGGTGGCTAAAGCCACCCAAAAAAATTTGGTTCGCTAACCCAAATTTAAAAAAAAAAAGGCTCGCATCCGCTCGCCTTTTTTAAGGTAAATAAAACCGAATATAATAAATTAAGGAGATATTAAAAATGATACATACAGTAATAACAAAAGCAGAACATATTGAATTATGTAATTTAGGTGGTACTTATAGTGATCTTTATAAAGATCTTTATGGTTTTAGACCTAGAGGGTTTTATCCTTCAACAGTAGAAGAATATAAGTATGAAATTGAAAAAGTTATAAATGACTTAGAAATGGAATTTCATGCAGAACGAAAAAGAAAACAGAGAATTAAAAATATAATAACTTATGTAAGTAAACCAATTAATTATCCATTTAAAGATTTAAATGTATTAATGGGTGAAAGATAATAATCATGTTTATATTATTGATTAGAATATTACTTGGGTTTTTATCTGTTGGTGGAATAAGTTTAATATTATTCTGTATGGCAACAGGTCAAGATATGGATTTACCAATATTAATGCAATTCGCATTAATGGGATGTTTTAGTTATGGATTTTATACATCAATAAAACCGAAAGGAAGGATATAAAATGTTATTTTTAATAATATTGTTATTCATAATATTAGTTTTAATAAAAGTTTATTTAATAGTAGAATCAGATGTTGAATAATATTCCTTCTTAATTAATAACATTTAATCCAAAGGGGATAAACCCCTTTGGTTCTGGATAGCGATCCAGAAAAAAAAAATTGGCTCGCATCCGCTCGCCTTAAATTAAACCGAAAGGATATAAAATGGTATTAGCAATAATATGGTTATTCATAATATATTTTATGATAAAGTTCCATGTAATAGTGGAAAGGAATAAAAATGATAAATGAAAAGGAAAAATTAGTTGAACAGTTAAAAGCATTTAAAGATGTTCAATATGAATTAAAATATAATAATGAAGGTATGAATATAGAAACCGTAGATCATTATTATAAATGGATTTCAAATATAATTCAAAAAATTGAATTTGAAATAAAGAAAGAAGAAGAGTTTGATTTTATCAAAATAAAAATGATGAAAGAAGACAATGACTTAGTATTTCCGTTTGTTGAAAGGACAGAATAACATGATTAAATGGACTTTAAAATTAGCACCGAAAGTTGCTAAAGCAGTTGCTACAACAGTAGTATATAAATATGCAAAAGATAGAGCCGTATGGTACTATCATAATGCAATTAATCCTAAATACTCTGAAACAATGTTAAATTTATATAGAGTAAATAAAATGGAAAAGCAAATGAATCGTGCCGAAGCATTTGGTATTCAGAAGAAAGTGTTTCATATATCAAAAGAAGGATATATTTATGACGTAAGTACTGGTGCAATTTATGGTAACATAGATGAACCGAGTGGTAATAAATATGAATTTGATGAGAAATTTAAATCTGAAATTAACGAAGAAAAAGATGCTAACTTCGATCCGTATAAAGCATCTCATTTAGGAGCATTTTAAAAGGAGAAATAATATGCCAGATTACGATCAACATGAAATAAATAAAACAATACGTAATTCTTTAGAACTAAATAATAAAATGCATCAAGAAGTTGATATTCATCTTAAATATTTAGAAAAAAGAATTATAGCTTTAGAAAATTTATTAATAACTGTTTCCGATTATATAACCGAAAAATTAGTAAAGGTAAAGGAGTAATTTATGGGTAAAGTAAAAGCAATGTATCAAGACCAAATGGACGAGATGCAATTAGAAGTTTCCGATTTAGAAAATGATCGAGAAAAATTGAAAGAAGTATATGTATTGTTAAGTGGGTTATCTAATGCAAAAATTGTTCGAGGGGAACAATTAAATACTTCAATCAAAATGATAGATAATATTATTAAAGAATGTGATATTGCTATCGATGCACTCTATGCTGAACTAGATGGTAATCCATTGACTACCATCTAGTTTTGTATAAAGAGGAAAGGACTATACAATGAATACTTTAACTCAAACCGAACTGGATAAAAATGCACATTTATTTTTTCCAGTTCAAGAAATGCCTATTTATAACCAACAAGGTGAACTTATTAAGGGTTATAAACAATTAAGAAATGGCAATACAGATCAGTTATTATCTGTACAAAAACAAACATATCAAGTGCTTACAAATGAAGAATGTTTAGTAAAAACAATGACTTATTTGGATAAGCATTTTGATACCGAAGGTATGATTATACAACCGAGATCAGCACCTGATGGTACTGTTATACGATATGACTTTACATTACCGAACTATCAACAGCCATTTAAAGATAGTCGTATTTTATTAAAAGCATCTATGTTTAATAGTTTAAATGGTACTAGATCATTTATATTAATTATTAGTTATGTTTATGAAATATGTACTAATGGTTTAGGTCATAATTTATGGGACGTACATATCACTAAAAGACATAGTAGTAAAAAAGAACTTGAACTAGAAACAAATGCAAAACAATTATGCAATTTACATCAAGTATCAAGTAAACTAAATAATATGGGTAATATTGTTATGACTGATATTGATATGGGGTTAGAAACAGATAGATTATGTTTTCAACCAACACATAAAGATAGAAGTCATGTTAATCAACAATGTAAAAAATATATATTTGATGAATATGAAAAATATTCTAGAAGATATGGTAAAAATTTATTTAGTGCATATCAAGCATGGACACATTGGGCAACACATTACCCAAGTTCATCTATCAATACAGTATATGATAGACAACGAAAAGTTGCTGGTATGAAAATATTAAACTAAAAAAAAATTTTGGGGTGCATACGCACCCCATAAAAGTTTCGTGATATTGATTAGCTATCAGTATCGGCTGACTGAACAACTCTAAAACAGAGGGG